CCGCCAAGAGTTTGATGCAAAACGTAAAGTATATAACGCTCATCCTCTTCATGATAGCAATTCACACTTTGCAGATGCTCTTAGATACTTATGCATTGCGCTTCCTAAGACACGAGACGGAATGTCAGAGGACGATGTGTCACGAATAAGAACAGAAGCTCTTTATGGTAATTCTGGTAGTTTGCCAGGTATCTTTGGATCAAGCTCAACAGGAAACTTTAATCGATGATTACTTTAAAAAGGATAGAGACTACTTCTCATGATCGTATTCATGCAGAGGTAGTATCGGTAGGAAGCTGTGAATATGATCTTGTTGGTAGTCGCGTATCTCCTATTGTGGAAATTGGAGATATTGTTATTATTCCTCAACGCGCGTCGGAAGTAGTAGATGAGTATCATGTATCGATTCATGAAAGTTTAATAAACCCAGCAGTTCGTGACATTTTGTCACAGACTTAAACCGTGACATTTTGCCACGAGAAGGAATGAAGGTGAGCCAAGCAATACAAAGAATACATCTAAGAATGCCAGCATCTATAAAAGAGAAGATAGATGCTGATAGAAAAGAACAACCAAAGTGGATATCTCGTAATAGGTATATCAGTAATATTATATGGAACAATTACCGCGAACCAAGAAGGATTGAAGAAAATGTTGAAGAAAATCTTCGTTGCTGCACTCATATTTGCAACACCAATAACAAAAGCATATGACTTTTATGGTATTCATTTTATTGCAAGCTATAAAGAATGCGATAAAGCAGTCATAAATAACCCTAAAGAACTCGCTTTAATGTTCCACGTTGCTGTATTAGCTTCAGGTGCTTATGTTCTAGGGACATCAAGTTATAAATTTGAAGGTAATGGGTTAACGCTTTGTTATCTTCTTTCTGAGAGCCATGCGAGCTTACATTCATATCCGGAACACAACTCAGTATTTGTTGATTTATTTACGTGCGGGTCTTCTTGTGATTTTAGGAAGTTTGACGAATTTATGAGAAAATGTCTCAAACCACAAGATGTTGAATCGCAAGTTATAGAAAGGGCGTAAATGGAGCGCACGCAATTGGTCTTATGTTTATTGGTTCCATGCTCTCTTGTTGGGATGAACAATGAATCAAGCAGCTTTTCAGATGAAGGCGGAACAGTAAAGAATAGAAAATTGCGTCAACCGCCACAGCTTAATACTGAAAAGAATGCTGACTCTCCTGGTGCGACGTACGATGTAGAAGTGCTCAGAGATCTTGCTCGTATGTCACGTGAGCGGCCAAAAGAATATGCAGCGCTCATAAAGGGTAAAGCTGCTGTTGTTCCTAATTTTGATCGTGAAGTTGCTGAGTTTAAAGCAAGAGGGAGAGATATCTCTGTTGATGCCTTTTCTTCTGTAGTAACTCCTATGCTCAATCATAGAGACAGAAAGAGACTGCAAATAAAAAGACCTGAGCTAACCAACGCTCTTTCCCAATTAGTTAAGAATGATAGGCAGCGATTCAATGATGTAATGACAAAGAATAGTAATGCATCTGAAGCACTGACTGATGTTGATAGCGCTAACAACTATTGTGACTTGGTAGACCTTTTGAGTGAGTTCTTAGTAAGTGACAGAGATCATCACAAAAGTAAAACAGAGCAAGAGAAAGCAAAGAGAATAAGAGATAGAAAGATTGCCGGAGCTTTGAGTTTAGTAATAACTGGAATAACGGTTATTGCGACAATGTATCTACAAAAAACGTGTGAAAAGTAGGAGCGATTATGTCTTTTAAAGATGTGTTTATTATATTAGTTATAACATTCTCAAAAAATATTCAGGCCGCTAACCAATCTCATGGTTATGAAAAATACTATCTGTCTCACTATAGAGATTGCGACAAGTTAAAGATTTCTGATCATAATGAGATCATGCTTCTCTTTATTAGAAGTCTTCCTTTGTTGGAGATTCCCATTATTGATTTTGAGTTTGATGACTTTGGCGAGTCTGGATTCTTTGCAAATGCATACCTTGCTGATGGAACGGCAACGTTTTGCATATATCCAGCTACCAATTCATGCTTTTTAGATATATGCTTCTCTGATAAGAAATGTAATTGTAGTGCATTTAATCGGTCTCTTTATGAGTACATGCAGCCAAAGAATATTTCTTTCTATAAGATGCCTCAAGAATAAATAATAATTGCTTCATTATCTAAGACCCATTAAGTGTAAAAGCTTTTTGGGTCTTTTTATTTGCTATCGATTCATTCATTTTCTAGGTTATAGGAAGTGCAATATGCGCTTAAAATCTGTGGCCACAGAAAAGGAACCTTAATGCCATTATTTCCTCAATTAGGTAATCAATACTATGACGAGAAAGATAGAGCTATTCTCTCTCGCATGGAAGATTTTTATACCAACTCAGTAACGCTTAACCAGCAGTTCTGGGCTGAAGCTGATATTGATACTCGTTTTTATGCGGGTGATCAGAGTGTATGGAACGATATCTACGGAAATGTTTATGGTGTTAATCGGCGTCAGTTTAGTTTCAATCGCATCAAGAGAATTGTTGAGATGCCTTGCGGCTACCAACGAAGAAATAGGAAGTCGACTATTGTTATTCCTATTGAGAATGCGAACCAACAAACTGCTGACCAGTTTACAAAAATATTAATGTGGAACAATCGACAAGAATCTGTTTCAGAAACTATATCAGAAGCTTTCACCGGTGCCATGATCAGCGGTCTTAATCTATTGCAAGTATGGATGGACTATAGAGACGATCCAGTAAACGGTAATATCAAAGTATCAAACTGTTCTTATAACACGTTTGTGATCGATCCTTATTTCAAAAAACATGATCTCTCTGATTGTAATGCAATATGGAAGAGATCTTTTGTTACCAAGCAGCAAGCGATGAGTCTTCTTCCTGATAAAGCAGAAGAGATGAGTTCTATTTATGCTTCAGGCATGAAAGATGGAAAGTTTCAGTACATGCCAGAGAACTATGACTACAATCAAAAGAATCTTATGTCATACGATGAGTTCTATTATAGAGACTATCGTAAACAAAAGATGATTGTTGATACCCAGAACGGTGAGACAATGGAATGGAAAGGTGATGAAGAAACACTCAAGATGTATCTTGCAACCTATCCGACCGTTACGGTTATTGATCATGAGATTCCAACAGTTAACTTAGCTATTGTTCTTAATGGTAAGACTATGTACTCAGGTCCTAACCCAATGGGAATAGATCAGTACCCATTTGTTCCTGTTTTAGGATACTACACGCCAGAGTTGCCTTACTTCCAATTGCGTATGCAAGGTATGGTTCGTGGATTAAGGGATGCACAGTTTCTTTATAATAGAAGGAAGATAATTGAACTCGATATTCTTGAAAGCCAAGTTAATTCTGGATGGATTGCTAAAGAAAACGCTTTTGTGGATCCCAAAAGCCCCTATAAGACGGGTCAGGGCCAAGTATTATGGCTTAAAGAGGAGGCGCAAATTAGCGATGTCTTACCTATCCAAGCGGCAAATATTTCCCCTTCCATGTTCCAAATGTCGGAGCAATTAGGAAGAGAGATCATGGAGATATCCGGCGTTAACGAAGAACTTCTTGGAAGTGCATCAGACGATAAAGCAGGAATACTTTCAATGCTTCGACAAGGAGCAGGACTTACAACCTTGCAACGTTTGTTTGATCAACTTGATTTCTCTCAGAAGTTATTGGGTAGATTGATGGTCAATCTTATTCAAACTAACTTCACTCCCGGCAAGATCAAGCGCATTATCCAAGAAGAGCCATCTCCACAGTTTTATGATAAGAACTTCGGTGTCTATGACGCTGCTATTGAAGAGGGTTCAGATACAACAACTCAAAAGCAGTTACAGTTTGCTCAATTGTTACACTTAAGAGAAGTTGGTGTTAATATTCCGCCGCATCTTATTATTGAGGCATCTACACTTCAGAATAAGCAAAAGCTTATGGATGAGATTCAAAAGGCAGAGCAGCAACAGCAGCAACAAGCTCAGCAGCAAGCTCAGATGGCTATGCAAGAGCAAGCAGCTACTATTGAGATGGCTAAAGCGCGCGCTATGGCAGATCAGGGCCTCGCTCAAGAACGATTAAGTCGTATTGAAGAGAACCAGCAGATGGCAATAGAACGTCAAGCACAGGCTGAAAAAGAGCTCGCTGAGGCACATAGCAAAGATGAAGAGGCAATGCTCACTAAAGTTAAGATGCTTAAAGAATTACATGACATTGATATTAGACAGCTTGGTGATCTGCTTTCCCTTTATCAGAATCTTAAGAAGCAAGATGAGATGGAGCGTGCTGAAAAAGAGAAACAAGAACAACAAGAACAGCAACGCATGATGCAAGAGCAACAGCAAATGCAGCAGATGATGCAAGCTCAGCAGCAAGAGCAACAACCGCAACAAGAGAATAATCCTATGGCAGATCAACCTCCTGTCATGGGTCAGTAGTTAGAGGTTTAACCTTACTCGTTAATTCGAGTATTTTCTACGAAAGGGCTGTAATGGCTAAGAAAAAATATTACGCATCACCTGAGTCTCGAAGTTTTCTTAATGAAGACAAGAGCGCTCCATCTAATTGTCCTCGCGAAGTGAAGATGATGGAATATCCAAAGAATATTTACATCGAAACGAACGTAAGTGATGATTTCCAAGCAATGGATCGTCAAGTGCATGATGCTATTAAAGTTGCTAAAGCACATCTTGCTCGCAAGAAGTACTAAGATGCCGAGCGCTCCGAGATCAAAAGGTAAAGCTACACAAATTGCTTACAATATCCTGGGGGTTCCACAAAACCTTCAGGATTATTGTCGCGCTTCTGGGCAGGTATACAAAAAGGCTAAACAGGCTAGTATGTATGCAAAGAATTCAGAAGTAATTCCCGGCGATAATACTCCTCAAGAGTCTTTTGGAGTGTTCCCGGGTCTAAGAAGCTAGCAAAAGGAAGGCACGATATGGTGAATCTAGTGACTGACGTAGCATTTGAAAGAGCTGTGACGATAACATTACGGCATGAGGGTGGTTATAATAATGACCCTCGAGATACTGGCGGAGAAACGAAATTTGGCATATCAAAACGTGCCTATCCCACTGTTGATATTAAGTCTTTGACAGAAGAACAGGCTAAGGCGATCTACAAGAGAGACTTTTGGGACCCTTATCTCTACAAATCTATTAAAGATTCTAATGTTGCGAATAAGATCTTTGACTTGTCAGTGAATGTTGGGCCCACATGGGCCCATAGAATTACTCAAAGAGCATTGAAAGCAATGGGAACTTCTATTGTTGAAGATGGACATTTGGGTTATGAAACACTTGTTGAGATTAATAAAGTTGACCCAGAAAATCTGCTGTCTGCTATTAAAGCATGTGCTGCAGGATATTATAGAAAAATTGCAGCAACTTCACCGCGTAAAAAGAAATTCTTAAGTGGTTGGTTGCACAGAGCACACTCATAAATAAAAAGGAATTACTATGGCTATGAATAAAACTGTTAAGAAACCAGTTGTTAAAAAAGAAGAAGTATCTCAAGCTCCTGTTGTTAAAAAGGGTCCTAAGGGTCCAGTAAGAAGAGATCAAAAGTCATAAATAACTTTTAAGGTATCTTAATGCAAAAGAAAATGACCAGAGAAGAGATAAAGAGATTGGCTCGTGTTCGATCAAAATCAACACGGTTAACTATTAGTAAGATTAAAAATAGCTCTAAGAGCAGCAAGAAACCAAAGGATTCTTAATGAAAAAGAAAGCTGCTAAAAAGGTTGTTAAGCATCTGAAGGGCGATATTAAGATGTTTAAGAAAGAAGCGATGGAAGACAAAGAGCTGATTTCTTCTCTTAAATCCCCTAAGGCCAAAAAACCTCAGAAAGTTGCTGCCGCTAAGAAACCTAAAGGTCCTGCAAAACCTAAATCTGCTGCTAAACCTAAAGTAGCAAAAGTTATGCATGAGTTTAAAGAGGAAAAGTTACGTTCAGGCAGTAAAAAAGGCCCAAAAGTAACCAATCCTAAACAAGCAATAGCGATTGCTCTTAGTGAGGCTGCTAAAGAAAAGAAGTCTAATTAAGATAACTTGATAATGAGGATCTTGTTCGAGCAGCAATCAATTTTCAATTGCTTAATACAATGAAAGAAATTGCATCTGCCATGGACAAGGTCCTCATAAAGCAAAGGAGAGATATGAAATTAGCATATAAAGATACTTTGAAGCCCTTTGATGCAGTAACAACAGATAAATCTCGTGTAACAGTTGGTAAGTTGGCTACTGATGCAATGCAGAAAGAGTTGGTTACCACTGATGCCCGCGAACAGGGCAAAGAGATGACTAAAACCTACATGGATTCACTGGTAGAAGCATGTAAGTCTGGAAAAGTAGCCTTAGACGGTGATTTTTACCTTGTTGTTTTGACCAAGAAAGAGAAACTTCTGCAGAATGTCATTAGAAACTACTTCTTATATCGCAGAACATGTCCAACGCCAGATTATGATCAAGCTGTTTATAAATACAACAAAGCAGATGATGCAATAGACTTCTTATGGGTCATCCCTGCACGAGACATAACCATAGAAATAAAAGCTAATGCCCTTGATCTTGCACCAGAACTTCACGAATTACGTTCTTTTGTGTTAGATTTCGCTGATGGGACATTGGATAAGAAAGCTAAGATGCTTAACGGAGAAGATAAGTTAGAAGGTAAAGTTATATTAGAGGAGATTCATGAGCAACCAATTTGAAGAAAAAGAAGTAGTTGAGTCGAGCAATAATCTTATTCAACAAGAAGCACCTGAGCAAGAAGCACCAGAGCAAGAATCTACACAACCAGAACAAGAAAGTTCTCCCAAGCAAAGTTGGAAAGAGCTGAGAGAGCAAGCGGAACAGGGTCTTAAGTATAAGAAAGAGCGTGACGAATACCTCAGTATCCTACAAAGGGTAGACTATGAGCAACGATATGCTCAGCAGCAATACCAACAGCCACAAGAACAGGTTAAAGAAGAGCCTGAGTTCGATTTTGATTCCCTTGATGACGACGAGATCTTAACAGCAAAAGAACTTAAGAAGGCAAAGTCGCAAGATAAAAAGCGCCTTGAGAAACTTGAAGAATCTTTAAAAGCTTATCAACGTCAAAACGAAGAGCAGATTATAGAGACACAGCTCAAATCAAAGTACAATGATTTCTATGATGTGCTGACTCCGCAGAATATAGAAGCGCTCAGACAAAAGAGACCAGGTCTTGCACGATCGCTCAATCTCAATCCTGACTTGATGGAAAAAGCTCAAGAGACTTACCAAGCAATTAAAGACTTGGGTATTCATGGATCTTTACCTGACAGTACATCTTTTGATCAAGTAACTGCGCATAAGAACTCTTTAAAGCCGAAACCTATCAATAGCATATCGCCACAAGGCGGAAACAGCCCGCTGTCGCATGCAAATGCTTTTGCCAATGGATTGACTAAAGACTTAAAAGCTTCTCTCTGGAAAGAAATGCAAGAGAAGTCTCGTTCATAATTAAATTATTTCTCATCTCACGGTTTTTGAGTTAGGTTCTTCTTGACGCAACAAACCGTGAGCATTCGTCCTGCTTACAATCTTATCTAAGGACGCAAAAGCCCTTCTCAAGAATTCGTCCGGCTTGAAGTTATCCGTCTTGGCAATAGCTTCGATGTGACTATTACTTCAAAGCTTTGTACAAGATGGAAAAGTGTATCTATAACATTTTTCTAACTTTAAGGACTGTCTATGGCAATCACTACTAGTGGAGTATTACCAGCAGCGGTGCAACAAACATTTAACATGAAGTTGCTCTCTGTTCCTACTCCTAACTTGATTCACAAAATTCCTGCGCAAAAGTATAAGATGCCTCGTAATGGTGGTACTACTATGCGTTTCAGAAGATACAACCCACTTGATAGAGCTTTGGTACCACTTGGTAATTCTGGTGTTACTCCTCCATCACAACAATTAACTGCAATCGACATCGATGCAAAGATTGATTGGTACGGTAAAATTTTGTGCCGTAGTTAAATTTTCTCTGATTGACTTGGAAACCTAAGGTGAAAACTATGGTGACAAGGCGGAAGGTGCAAAACCACCGTGAACGACTAAGTGAGAAAACGCTTAAAAGCGATGCGATAGTCTGAGCTCCAATCGAAAGATGGAGAGGGAGATCCGAAGAGGCTTCCCCGCCTATGTAAAAGTAGGTCATAAAAGTAACAGATTGACATGGGTAGAAATGAATGAGCAGGTTAAAGTTCGGCCTGCTATAAACTAACGGTAATTGACTTGGACTCCCTAACGTAAAGCCGAGGGAAACAAGGGGCAAGTGCTATTTAATTTGTTTTGAGGAATAGTGTACAGCCTGAGAGACTAAACCCGATAGCATCTGTAATGGATGAAGCGATAGTCCAAACTATATAGAAATATGTAGAGGACTGGTCGAAGCACCAGTCCCGCCATGGAAATGGTCAGTAGGGTTGATTACCCGAAAGTAATAGAATGCGTTTTGCAGAATCAAGAGTCTGTATTAAATGAGGCTGCTATTCGTCTTGGTGTAAGTTTAAGACAAACTGAAGATGAACTTACTCGTAACATGCTTGCAGGAACTGCAGCTCAGGTTAACTGTGTTAATGGTACTAATGGAGATGTTCCAACTGAACTTACTTCAGAAGACGTTAACATTGTTGTACGTGCTCTTTTGGGAGCCGATGCTCATATGTTCTTAAGTGGCATTGAAGGGGAAGACAAGTTTGGTACTGCTCCAGTTCGTAATGCATACTTTGCATTGGGTAGCACTGACTTAACTTCTGATCTTTCAGAAGTTGATGGATTTATTCATCAAAGTCAGTATCCATCTCAGCAAGCAGTTCTTGATTCTGAATGGGGTGCGGTTGGTAACTTACGTTTCCTATTGTCATCAATTGGATCAAAAGAATTGAATGCATCTGCAGACGATCAAACTGTTTATAACATCTTCTGCGTTGCTAAAGAAGCATATGCATGTATTGAACAAGATGGTGCATCAGCATTGTTTATTTATCGTCCTGCTGTTTACTCTGGACCATTGGCTCAGAACGTAACAATCGGTTATAAGTTCGCTGAAGTTCCGAGAATTTTAAATGATGCATGGGTTTCAAATCTTCGTTGTACTTTAAGCGCTTAAGGATTTAACATGGCAGATACTATAATTTCTCAAGGTAAATTTGTCGCTACTGGTGACAATGTAACTATTAAAATAAGAACTGGTTTTGACTGGCTTAGAATTTATAACGCAACTGCAGCTTTTGATGTTGCAGATGATCTTGGTTATGAATTTTATTACCAAACTGGTATGAATGCGGGATCTGTAATATCATGGGCTAAAATCAATACCGATGTTGGTTCAGCTTTTGCATATACTACCATTTTTGAAGGTGTTGATGCTATAACTCTCGTAGATACATCAGGTAATCCATTATCAGCAAGAGAAGAAATTACTGCAGGAACTGATAACGTAAATCCTGTATATGATACTGCTAATACAGGAACTTTAATTGATGGCGATATCGTTCGTCTTTCATCTATGGCTGGTAATGCTAATTTAAGTGGATATGACGTACAAGTCACTAACGTTGTAGCTAATACAAGTTTTGAAGTTGCAGTTCCATTGGCTACTGCGCCGAATGATGCCGCAGTTTCAGGATTCTGGAGAAAAGTTAACTTTGATCCAATGTATTATCCTCGTCATCGATATATTGTTAATATCGTACCTGATGGTAATGAGAGTCTTATTAGTTTCAGCGTTCCATCTGGCTATCAAGCAGGCCAAAAGATCCGTATTCTTGTTCCAAGTGTTTACTATGGAATGATAGAGATCAACAATATGATTGGAACAATTCTTACAGTTGATGACACTATTGGTAACTGTGTAGTAGCTGTTGATATTGATTCTTCTTCATTTACTCCATTTACCTTCCCTACCAATGATAACGTTGCATTTGATCCAATATCAAAAGCAATGGCTGTTCCAATTGGAGAAGACACTGCTCGCGCATTAGCTCTTTCTACTAATATATTGAGCGATGCTACTGACAATCGTGGATATATTGGTGTTAGGTTGATTGCAGGTGATTTCGGTCCTGCTGGTCAAAATGGTGATGACATCTATTGGAGTGCTGGAGTGTCAACAGTTGTTGATACTGACGAATCATTGATCGTTTAATTGATAGATAGTACTACGGGGTGTAGGCGCCTACACCCCTCTTAATCATTAAGGAGAATTATGAATACAGAAATGGCAAAAGATACCGTAGAAGTAAGTTCAAATATCAAGACAAGTAAATCAAAAGAAGCAACAAGAAGACTTATGCGTGAAAAAGATATGCGCATTGTTAAAGGTATGTTCAAATACGATGAGCTGAGAGGTGGCGTTCTCAAGTTCCATTACAAGAAATACAAAGAAGTTCCATTAAAGAACTATGAACTTGTTGATGGTCAAGTGTATGATCTTCCCTACATGGTTGCCAAACATCTTAATAACCATTGCTGGTACCCTGTGCATCAATATATGCATGATGAAGCAGGAAAAGTAACGGCACGTATTGGTGAAAAGATCCACCGTGTAAGCTTTATCCCATTGGACTTTATTGATATGGAAGACAATACAAAAAATATTGTAACCGTAGAAAAGTATTCATAGGAATATAAGATGGCAAATAATGGTTCTATAGAGTATCCAGATTACCAGCCTGCAATGCGTGCAATATTCTTTATCTCAAGAGATAGAAAAGCGCACGTTATTACCACTGTTGCACATAATTATTATACCACTGATATCGTTCGATTTTATGTTCCTCAAGGATTTGGCATGACACAAATTGATGGCATGACATCTCAGATTGAATCTATTGTAACCATCTATGAATTTACGGTTAATATAGACACTACTCAATTTGATGAATTTGATGAACCAGATGATACAAGATTATTTGCGCAGGTTATACCAATAGGTGAAGCTAATAGTAGTCTCTATGGAGCTACCCGTAATACATTGCCATCTCATATTCGTTAATTATTTATAAGGAATATCATGCCCAATTCAACGCTTGAAACAATACGAGTCAAAGTAAGAAGATTGACGAGAAGCCCGTCTCCTCAACAGATATCTGATGCTGAAATAGATGAGTATGTTAACACGTTTGTTGTGCATGATATGCCTGCTCATATTCGCTTATTTAATATGCGTAAGACATTCTCATTCTATACGCAACCAAATATCGACACCTATGCAACCAATACCGTTCTTGCTGATAATCCTCTATTTAACTTCAAGAACGCTATTATGACAACGCATACACCAATCTATGCAGCTGGTTATAAAGTATGGTTCAGTCAATCACGAGAAGAATTCTTTGGTAAATGGCCAATGGTAAAGCAAAAGAGACAGATTGCTACTGGTAATGGTTTATTAACAAACTTTACGGGAACTCTTGCCAATAAACCGATATTGCCCAACGAACTTATGTTCACATCTATAGATGCCAATGATATGGCGACAGGATTGGTTGCAGTTCCATTGATAGATGATCTTACAGGTATACAAACACAATATGGCAATCTCTATGATACTGTTGGGCCTATACCAAGCACAAGTCCTTTTATTACTCAATCAATTCCAATAAATAGTATTAACTATGTGACTGGTGTGTTTAATATTACGTTTACTGAAGCTCCTGCTGCCAATAAGCCAATATATGTTCAAGATGTCCCTTATTCAACGGGCAGACCAACATCTATTCTCTATTTTAATAATACATTCACAATCAGGCCTGTTCCTGACATGCAGTACGATATTAAGATAGAAGCCTATGTTCCACCATCTGAGTTACTTGCCATTGATTCTCGTCCAGATTTGGACCAATGGTGGCAGTATATTGCGTATGGTGCTGCAAAGAAAGTATTTGAAGATAGAACTGACATTGATTCTATTCAATCACTGATGCCTGAGTTCATGAAGCAAGAGAAGTTAGTGCTTAGAACAACACTTGTCCAACAGGGTGATGATAGAGCT